GTATTATCGGTGATGAGGATGAGCACAAACTGTGGATGAACTTTCACTGGTGCTTGCCCAACACATTTAGTGGTCGCATGTTACGACTGTTTGACCTGGGCAATCGTATCGAGGATCAAGTGATTGATAACATCAAAGAGAGTAAACTATGTGGTATCGCATCCCATGATGAGGATGGTAACCAGATTAGGGTTTCTTCTTTGGGTGGTCACTTCTCAGGTTCCTGTGATGCATTATTTAGAGGTGTTCTGCCGCCACCCGAAGAAGATCTTGTTCTCCTGGGTGAAATCAAAAGCGCAAACGACAAGCGATTCAAAGAGCTCCAGAAGCTTGGCGACTATGAGTTGTGGAGCGAAACTTATAAGTGGCAGATCCATTGCTACATGGGTGGACTTGGTCTGACCAAATGCATGGTGATTGTGGTCAACAAGAACAACAGCGAGATATACACCCAGATCATCGACTATGACCAAAACATCTGGGAGAAGGCTCTAGAACGCGCTGAGAGGGTGATTACTAGTGAAGGGCCACCCAAGTATGGGAGGAAGTCAGAAAAGGACTACATGCTCAAGACAGAGTCTAAAACGTATGTTGATATCTACAGTCGAAAGCGTTTCCCTGAGTGGGTCAACTGCCGAAACTGTGCGTTCTCCAAACCTGTTACCACAAGTAACGGTGCGAACTGGATATGCACACGCAGTAATAAACTGCTTGACCTCGAGGCACAGAAAGCAAGCTGCGAAAACCATCTATGGAATCCACACTTGATTACCACTGCCACTCATCTGCCAGAAGAGAGCAATGATGATGTGATTGCATACGAGTCTGGTGTCATAAAGTTCTACAATGCCACGCCTAAAGCAATGCAGGATGGTCCTTACTACAGCAGCCCTGAGTTGCGTGAGCTATCCAAGACGGGATTCGATACCAAGCAAATGCGTATGGCTCAAGAGATAAAGAAAGAGTTCCCTGGTAGCCAGGTGGATGTAGTGAACGAAGCTATTGTTCCGTTCTAGATGCGAGGATCTTTGACTATGTTGATCTTCAGACCAGGATACAGAGCCTCGACCAGTTTCTTCTTGAGTGAGAAGACCTGGGTGACTACGCCTTTGGTATCTTCAACCACCCACTTGTCATCCTTCTTGTACTTGAAGTCAGCGAAATAACTGCAGATCTTTTTTTCTTTTCCCTCAACAGTAAGGGCGCAAGGGAAATCAACCTGAGTCTCAAGGTCAGATATCTCGCCATCATCCTGGCGCTTCTTGAGTATCTTGTATCTGGCCGCTTCAAGCTTTGAGTCAAAGACTTTGCCATCTACTTCTGTTTTGACTGCGAAGTACTTGCCTTTCTTCTTCGCTCTTTTTGGAATCAAGCTAATCTATTCCTAGAAGTTTCCTTAATTCTAAATCTCTTAGTGCCTGAGTTCCACGATTAAACAGAGATGCAGGTTCTGCAGGAGTAACTTCAGATTGATCCACAGGAGGCGTGCTAGGCTGTGCAGGGGCGATTTGAGGCGCAGGTTGTGGTTGAGGTTGAGGTTCTCTAAACAACTTGCCTTGGAATCTAGAATACTCCTTGGACATATCAGCGATGTTGAATGGATTAGACAACTTGTCTTGGTTTCCCTGCAAGGCAAAGCTAATTGTTTCATTGCTTGGAAAAAATGCTTTGAATCTACCAGCCATAACAAAGTTTAGGTTCGGAGTCTTCGCTTCTCTCAGGGGTTTAATTATTTCATTAGTAGAAAAACCTAAAGTCTTTGCATCTTCGACTGCAGTATTCAAATCTCTTAACGCTTTAAATCTTTGTTCGTTAGTTGTAATAAAAGCCTTGGTTATATCTTCTGCGTTCTTGTTGCCTCTAGATTTAGCAACCTGGTTGAATATCCTAGCCGCCTCTCTTACTTCTCTAGCTGCTTCCAATCCTCGATAGTAAAGAGTTCTATCTATTCTTGGTTTTAAGCTCTTAACACCAGTTAAAGCTTCTGCAAATTCTTGCGCTGAATCAACTTGATATCCTTGTCTACCCACAGTTTTTTCTGGATTAACTCCAGCTATAGACCCAATCGCTTTTGGAAACTCTCTAGCAGAAAAACTTAAATAACCTGTGGCAGGTGAGGCAACGTCTGCTCTTATATCTACAGGACTTACTCCTGGCATAATGCCATCAGCTAAATGGGCAAATCCTTTGGCCATTTTTAATCCCAACGGATCTGCATCATTCCAAACATCAGCGCCAAAGCTAGTCTTGTTTCTAGTTACATCGAATACTTTTTCCGTGATGATTGATTCATCCATAAACGGAGCAAAGAACTCATAAAAAGCACCGCTTTCTCCGAAACTAGAGTCGAATGCTATCTCAGTTAAATCTTTTTCAGAGGTGATTCCATTTTGAACTGCGTTGTATACAGCTTTGAATGGCCTAGCCATGTAGTCATATGGATTGGTATAAGAAAAATTATATAGATCTGTAATTTTTCCATCTTTATCTGTAGCAACAGGTATCAAGGTTGAGTTTCTATCCCACTCATAAGCAGCCGATCGTTTGTAAGCTTGCACTTGCTCATCATCAGCACCAGTTAACAACAGCCCTGCACTGTATAAACTCGCTGGTATGGCTGCGTTGACTGACATAGATCCAAGCAATCTCTTCATGCCTATTGATCTTATTTCAGGTGACTCGCTTGCGAGTTCTTTTACTGCTCTACCTAATATGTTTCCTGATGTTCTGATTATTTCTGCAGGGAATGCAATGAAGTTACCAAATGGCAGTCTTCTTAATTGTTTTATTGCTTCAGGAACTCTTGCATAGTTTGGGACAGTATCTTTTACAATCTCTGCCGCTTCTCTTTTCAACGCCGTTTCAAGAACATCATCAGAAATATTTCCGCTTATTGTTGAGCCAAACTCCGTAAAGTTTCTTGGGTCTGACACAGGGATCGATGCGTTCTTATTGTTTTTAAAAACATTCTTTAACTTATTAAGCTCCATCTCATAGCTATATGTTTTCCAGACATCATCAGATCCCTGATATAGCTTTCCAGCTAGAGTGTTTTGAATATTTCTAGCGTAGTTAAATCCTTTGTTAGCCAACCCAGGCATATACTGTGTCGATTCAACAGCATCATTTAACAAGCTTTCCAACTCACCGATCTTAGCGTTAGTATTAATAACCCCTAGATCTACTAACTCGTTGTAGTATTTTTCAATGTCTCTTTTGGTTGGTCTGCTTTTACCAAAACTAACTCGCTTGTTAGCAATGTTGCTGAACACAGTTGCAACCGAATCAACTAAGGCATTTGCATTACCAACATTACCGTTAGCCAATGCAAAAAAACCTGCTGTCGTTGCGTTTCTAATTTGAGTTACTGGACTCAAAACAGTTTTAGCTATTTGTGAAACGCCCTTTAATCCAAGAAAGGTTGCATATAAAGGCAGAGACTCAGTATTAAAGTACTTAGGTAGATCTTCAAACGCAGCTTTATACTCGTTGAGAACATACTTACCCGCGAGTTTGCCAAATCTTTCTTGTGCGTTAATGGACACCTCAGCAAGAGGATCAGTTCCTTCAGCACCTATTCTTGAATAAGCACCTGCCCTAGCCCCACCTGGAATTTTGTCAAATAAAAATTTATTGGCTCCAGGTATTGCATCGTTATAGTCAACAAGATTATCGAAGTAGTTCTTCTTAGCGATTATCTTTGATAAGACATCAACGGTATCAACCATCTTAGTTCTTAATCCAAGTTCTTGTTCAGCTATATCTCTGGTTCTTATAATCTCTGGTCTGAATCTACCAGCGACTTCTTTTGCTCCAGTATATTCTCCCAAGAAGTCTCTAACAGCTGGCAAATCATCCAACCTTCTGCCTTTCAATGGACCTTGAGCTATACCTGTTAATGTTTCTGGATCAACCACCCCTGATGGTTTCATGTTTGCGTTAGAAAATTTTGCTTGAAGCATTTCGTTAAGAACTGCTTTTGCACCTTCAGGATTCAATGCTTCTTCAGGAGGTAGATCTCTTGTCATTGAGACTAGCTCTTGAATCGCAGATTCTTCTTGTGGCTTTGTAGGCTGGTAGTTTGGATCTTTGAATGCTCGATACAAACGTATTCCATAGTAAGTTTTATTATCTTGAATGGTTTTGCTCAGAGAAGATTTCAAACCATCTTCTATCAGAGGATCATCAATCATGCCTTTGACAGATTTACTTAACCCATCTATTTCTAATCTTATTTTCTGAGCAGGTTTGAAAAGACTTAATTCTTTTTTTCCAAACAAACTCTTAGGCATGTTCTTCGAGATTATGTCATCTATTTCTTTTAGCTGATTTCTAGCAGCAAGTTTTACAGATTTTCTATCTATCATTTTAGAGCCTCGTGCTATTGGCTCTCCAAATAAATAATCATTTACTGTTCCAAGTATTCTGCTTCTATCTTGGTCGCTAAACAGCCCAGCGTTTTTGTTTATAAAACTCATGGTGTTATCAAGCTCACCAACTGCTTGTCTTACTTTATTGTTATGTGCGGCGACTTCTGCAACCTTTACTTGATTATATTGTTTAACAAATCGATCAGGCATAGTGCCTTGAAAAGTAAGATACTCTCTCGCTTTTCTTTTCATCGTCTGCATGTTGCGTTGAAAGAAAGTAGGGTTTTCTAAATCTGG